GTGGATGGTATAGTGATAATAACTTTTGTAAGTTTTGTTTTTGTTTAGGTACGGTTAAAACACCATCCTTAAACACAATGTGACCTAGAGTTGATTCACCTTTTTGATCTTCAATAAACACAGACGTTTGGTTTGTTGCGTATCTTATTTCTTTTTGCTCTCCTGTTTCCTCGTCAAAGTGCAGTAAAGAGTGTTTAAATGTATGTTTTGAAGGTATTGTCATAGTTAAAGGACTCATTCCTCTAGCTAATATATACGTTCTATCTTTTATTTCCCACGTTGGTTTTGGTGGCGTAGCAACTTTAATAGGTTCTACGATTGCCTGAGGTGCTACCTCGGTTTTCTTAGCTGTAGCTTGTTTTGCCATAATATAATAAAATTAAATAGTTTGTTAAGGGTAATAGTTACCCCCGTTGATGTAACGAGGGTAAAGATTACATAATAATTATACTCCTTGAAATAATACGAAGTTGTTAGCTGCTTGTACACATAAACATCTTTCAGATAAGAAGTTTACTTCCATTGCATCTAAGTCAGAAGACATTGCTCCACCAGCAGAACCAGTTAACCAAGACTTCATTCTTCTATCATCAGCTTGAGAAGCTCTATATCTAACGTGCAAGAATGGACGTCTGATATTAGTTCCTAAGATTTGATCGTAAACTGTAGAAGTTCCAGCAGGTACTAAAACACCTTCAACACTAGCTACAGATCCTTGAATTGCTCCACGGGTTGATGCGTCATTTAAGTATTTCCAGTCAGTCTTATAGAAGTCGTAAGATCCACGTCTGAAACCAGAGAAACCTAAGTTCAATGCCATATCTTCAGAGTTTTCAAACACACCGTAAGAGCTACCACCTGAATAAGGAGTTCCTCCAACACCAGCTAACATATCATCAAAGTCTAAAGATGTCTGTCTGTTTAAGAATAACATATTTTCTTCAATTGCACCTTGTGTATCTAAGTTCTTTAAGATCTCGTCAAAAGTAGCTAAACCACCTGCAGCGGTAAATCCTACGTTTGTGTTACCTCTCTTTTTAATAGCAGCAAATAAACCTTCTGTTCCTTTAACGCTAGTAGCAGCTGCTCCAGTAGCTAATTCTCCTTCTACTACAGCCATTTCTAAGTAATCTTCGAAACGCAATCTAGTTTCAGATTCAGCTTTCAAATACCATAAGTATCCTCCAGTTCCATCTTCAGTAGCAACTTCAACCCATCCAATCTGCGCCATGTCAGAACCAGATACAACAAATTTGTTTCTAATAATAATAGGTGAGTTAGAAAACTGTGTGAAAGAAGGGTTTATTGTCTTGTAACCTGTAGTGTCTGTAGCTCCAGTAGAGTTAGTAACAGATACTCCTTTGTCATATTCAGAACCGTATACAAAGATCTTTAATCCACCAGTAGCAAGACCAGTTAAATCAGTAGCTGTGTAAGGAGCTATAACTATTTCCGCTATTCCGTTTGGTGCGGTAGAAGAAGCTGTAACTAAAGCTTTTAATTCTACTCCAGCAGGGTCTAAGATTACAATAGTTTGATTAGCGGAAATAACATTTTCTACTTTAGTTGCTCCACCGGTGCTAAACTCTAGAGTGTTGTCTGCGACAATCCCACCTTTAATATTTACATCATTGTAAGCTACATGTAATCTATTTTGTTCAGACCAAATTACTTGATCAGAAGACATTGGCATTTCAGCTCCAACCATACGTAAAAATCCAGATAAAGTTCTGTTTCCATAACGCTCTACTTCTTGTTCGTAGATTTCAGGTAAGTACTGTTGTGCAAATGAGTTTGAATCTCCAGCTCCTGTTCCTCCGTTGAAAGATAGGTAGTTGTCATTCAATAATTGTTGTTTTTGACTCGGTTTAATTGAACCGAATTCTGGTGATAATGCCATAGTTTTTGTTTTTAAATTTTAATTCTTTTTATACTCAATTTTGAAGAATCTTTTCCGTCCTGGCCTAGTACCTTTGCTTTTATACCATTAACAAATCCATTTTTCTGAGCTGGTTGTCTAACATCCAAGCTAGGGTTTTTAGAGCTACTAACTATTTGTTTTGTAGCATCTGATTTCCCTTGTTCGTAGAAATGATTAATGATTGTATCAGCATTGGAAGCCATATATAGCGCTTTGTGATAACCTTTCTCGTCTACTACATTACCTTTCTTGTCTAGGAACTTCCCTACAAAATTGTTAATATTAGATTGGTCTTCTGCTACTTTACCTGGATCTTGTACTCCATACCTAAATTTCTTTCCACTGATATTGAAATCAAAACCTTTGAAATCGTCGGAAAAATATTTATTAGTTTTGGATTTAAAGTCCGAGTGTTGTTGCTCAGCTACTTTCTGGTCCTGATTATATCGATCAAAAAAGTCAGTTGCTTTCTGTTGCTTTTGAGTTACGCCGGGTCTCAACTTGATTTCGTCGTAGTATTTACTCTTTGTTTGCTCTAGAAAGTTTTTGGCTTCTGCGATCTCTTCTTTAATTGCTAGTTTTTTAAATCTAACATCTCTTTCGTCGTCAAGCTCTTCATCGTAGGAGAATTTATCCTCCATCAAAAAAGAAATCTCATCCGCGTCAAGATGTGGTTTAGATTTTTTATAGTATTCCTTTAACAATGTGTTATCATCGACGGAGGAATAGTCCGCGTTTAATCTTACGTAATCTTCAATATTACCACCTGTCTCGTTCATAAAAGAAACTAATTTCTCTATGTTCTCTGGTAACACTGCTGTTTCCGTTGTAATCTCCTCTGGTTCAAATTTAGTGGTCTGAACTTCTCCAACCATTGTAGGTTCTTCTTTAAGCTCTTCTGCTTTTTCTACAACTACTTCTTCTACAATTTCTTCTATAATCGGTTTAACTTCTTCTTCTACTTTTTCTACAACTACTTTAGTTGGTTCATTGCTAGGAATAACAACTTTAGTAGCTTCTTCAACTGGCTTAGATAAATCTACCTTGGTAGGTTCTCCAGCGTTTTTGTTGAATTTTTTCATTTTAGGTTTTGACTTTATTTTAAAGTCTCCTTCCTGCTTTGTTTCTGACATAATATAATATGATTAAATAATTAATAAATACTAGCTAGGTCCAAACTGCTCTAGTCCAAACCCATCTAAATTATCGTTTCCAGCAGACTCAAAGTTTTTTGGCAATAGATCATTCTGTCTTTGATCTATAAGCTCTGATTGCTGGGTTCCTTGTATTTTCACTCTCTTGTCTTTACGGTCTTCTATTTCTTTTTCCTTAGAAGTTTCCGATTGTATTCTAGCTTGAGCCAATTGCATTTGATAACCAAACTCTTCAGCCATTAACTCTCTTTTGATTTGAGCTTCTGTCTGCATTCTTTGTATCTCAAATTGAGATTTAGCTTGCTCTATACTAACTTTTTCTTGAGTTAAAGCTTGTTGCTTTTGCACTTCAAACATAGCTGCTTTCTCTGCAGACCCAGCGTTAGCTTGTGCCTGAGCTTGAATATTTTGCTGTTGAGCCGCTTGCTCTCTTGCTATTTTTTGAGTTTGTCTTAGTTTTAAGAACTGGTTAGCTAGCTTAGTGTTTTTGATTTCTCGTATATCGATAGCGTCTGATAACGCAATAGCGCCAGTTTGTAAAGCCATTTGAACGTTTTGCTCTAATAAAGCTTTGACTTCTTCTTCAGGTTCTAATTCTAAGAATATTCCAAAATCATGTAATTGAAGATTCATTAACTCTTGTAGAGTTTTAGTGTTGAAAGTACTTATAGCTCCACTTAGAGAGTTTTCTGTTAATGGGTTCTGTATTAAATCAGCAGCTTTTAAGCTTATGTTCTCACACATTCTCAATGTAACGTATAATAAAGATTCCATTAAATGCTTAGTGGCTGTGTTAGAAGCGTTTGCTGCTAGCTTTTGTAGACCAACTAAAGCGTCTTTGTCTGGAGCACTTCCATCTCTAGCTTCGTTTAATCCTGTCACATCACGGATCATTTGTAAGTAATATTGGTAAGTACCAATTAAACTTTGTATTTTAGCTTGACCTGATGATGATGATAGTTCCTGTATAGGTACTTTACCGGCATTCATACCACCTTCTTGAGTTAGTGACCTACCAACTACAGAACCAGTCTGAAAATACATATTTAATGCTTCTGCTGGGTTATAATTAGTTCCGTTACCTAAATCAACTTCAGCTAAACCATCCATATCCAAGAATACTCCATCAGGAACTATTCTAGACATAACTTGTTGCAACTTAAGGTGAGTAAGCTGTATCATGTCAGCAAATCCAGTTATTCTACTAACTAAAGACTCTATACGTCCTTTATACATTTTCGGAGCTGTAATACAGTAGTTCATTTCTACCTTTGTAGTATCAGCGGTTGGCCTAGTCATATTCTCGGCCATCTTCCACTCTAGCATAACATTGTTACCTAACACTTTTGCTCCAGTGTATAAAACCTCTATAGTTCTATATACTCTATCAAAATTGTCGTTAGGTGGTGGGTTGAATTCGTCTGTTTTTTCTAATGCTTTTTCTAGACCTTGGTCAGTTTTCTTTATCTTAAAAACCTGGTTCATATAAGTCTTATACTCAAAGTACATAACCTGAACAGTGTTTTCATCGTAATTACCCCAACCAGTTACGAATTGAGAATTACCTGGCATTTTCTGTATCTTCTCTAATTCTTCTTCAGGAAGATCTGGAAACTGCTTCTTAAGCTCTGGTATTGTTATAGCTTTTACTTCTCCAACATAATATATATCTTCAAAGTTAGGATCCTCAGTATACGAATATACCATATAAGCTGGATCAACGTAGTCTATTTTTATACCTTCTGTTCTATCAAACCTTGTTTTACATGCTGCTATTCCTAGTACAGTTAAATCGTTTGATAGTCTTTTTTTAGTTTGATCGTATCTATTCTTCGCTAGGGTAGTGTTAATTACTTCTTCTTCTGCGACCTCAACGTTTTGTTTATAGGTCATTTGCATATGAAGGTCTAGCTCGTCTCTGTTTTCAGGTAAGTTGTTAATGTCATTAGTCATAGATAGATCAGCGCCTAACTTATTCTGTATATCTATCAACAATTCTTTAGTGTTCATATCCCTCTGAATAGCTGCAGCGTAATCTGTTCTACTTTTCACAGAAAATGGATCTTGAGCAACTGCTTTAATGTCATAAGATTTATTACTCATTCCATTTACAACAATGTCTACAAACTTAGAAATAACTGGAACAGGTGTCCAGTCTAAATTAAGGTAAGATAAATCACCGTTAATAGATAATTCATTTTTATATTTTTGAACACTTTGCTCTCCACGAGCGTATAATCTCAATTGATGAAAATTACTATAACTTTGAGCATATCTGTTACCAGACCTGCCTTCTTGGAACCATTCTCCTTCAATCGCTCTAGCGACTTGCTCACCGTACTCTAGGCTAGCTTTTACTTCGTCGCTAACCACTTGGTTAGGAAATGAACTATTAGTGTTAGTCTGTATCTTCATTTATTAAATAATTTTTGATGATGAACCAGTGTTATCATATTTTTTTATACCTAAGTTTATCGCTTTGTATTCTTTTTTAGCCACTGGTATGTACCTGTTTTTGTTACAAGCCATTAAAGCTAATCCAGAACTTATAGACGCATCGTGTTTTGTTCTGTTGTTAATGTTAAACCTAGCCCAATCTTCTAATGTTCTCTGAAAGTACATATTACCAAATCCGTTCTCTGTTGAGCCAACGCTTGTGTTTATGTATGTTTCAATAGCTGAAGCGTGTGCTTGCTTAATGTCTTCACTAGAGTTAGGTATTCCGCCAATGTCTTTTTCTGTAACCGACAATTTGTTCCAAACCTTGTCAGGTCTATTCATTGAGAAACCTCTATAACCTCTTCTTTTAAAATGATATAATAATCTAGGCTTATTGTTTTCACATAATAAAGGCATTCCGTAGAATACGCAAGCCATTAAAACGTCTTCAAAAAATATCTCAGCTGTCTGAGGTCTAGCTATATACTCTAAAAAGAATTGATTAGGTGGCACGTCTTCCATACTGAATTTAGTTAAACCGTGTAAAGATCCATTCGAACCTCTACCATCAACTGTACCTGATATATCGTAGCTATCACACCCAAACGCTCCGCAGTGATCGTTGCCTGGGTATTTAGTCCCATTCTTTACTATCACACGATTTTGAAGATTATAAGGCGGAACCCAAGATATTCTGAAGTTACCGTCTCTATTTGGCATAAATATAACCTTAGAGTCTTTAACTCCATTCTCCCATTGAAAACTACCAATAGTAACAGAAGCTATGTTGTTGAGATCAGCGTTGTGATCTATCTGTTCGTAAATTTTAGTTAGATTAAATAAAGACTCTTTAGCCTCATCTCTAAAAGCGTGCTCAGTGGTTCTAGGAAACTGTCTATAGAATTCGTTTAAACCATCTTGGTCATCTTTTAATCCTTCTACTTCATTTTTCCAATACTGTAGTACTCCTATTTTTATTTCGTCACCAAACGTATCTACTACCTTCTCTTTCGGGTTTTCGAAGACAGGAAAGCCATAAGAATCAATGTATCCTTCGTAATTCCATTCCATAGGTATGAACAAAGAATATAATCCTGAGCTAGTCTGTCCATTGCTGTTTCTTTTGGTAACATCTGAATTGTTATATAGTTTCTTAAAATTAGCACCACCTTTATCTAAAGCGTTTGAGGTTGAACCCATCATACACTTTCCAATAATTCTAGAACCTAATCTTAAACACGTTTTTGTAACTCGCCAGTTATTTAATATATTGTTTGGTCTCTCCCACTTTCCACTTTCATCGTGTACTAGTAGTTTTAGTTTTTCTCCATCGTATGCGTTATCACCGGTGTTTTTCCAATCGACGGTGGTATCAAGACCGTTAAGACTCTCGGGCCTAACGGTTTCGGTGATTGATCTCCTTGTGAGTTTTGAAGCGGGAACACGGTATGCAATCTCCGTCTTGGGCCTGTCCATACCGTCTTGGATCGGTTTGAAGAAGAAGGGATAGTTAACGCTGATAGGTACCACTTTATCTGTGAACATCTTCTTTGCATCGGCACCAGATTTGGACAAAATCCCAAACCGTGCATCGGATGATATTGTTGCCATGTTAACGGTCTCAGCTGAAGCCATGAACGAAAAACCTGAACGTCTGTTCTTGAGATATGACATTCCATAACAACGGCTGTCTGCTTTGCAAGCTTCCCAGAATATGAAGAATAATCTGTTTGATTCCCTAAAGTCTGGCTTCCCAATGTCAATCTTGGAGTACTGCAAGTAGATAAAATGAGTACCAGTAATATAAGTAGGCTTGTCCTTGTTAACAAACCAAAAACCTTGTTCTCTTCTTTTAAACTCTTGATCAATGAATTCATACCATTCTTCTTTAAAATCCTCTTTATAATTCTTCCAGTCAAAGATGGTCTTTATTCCTTTAAGCTCTTTAGGATATTCCTGAGCCATCCATTTATTTCCCTCAAAAGTAACAACGTCATTCTCTAGAGGTAAAGCTATTTTAAGATTTTGTATCTCATATACTTCACCAACTTCACCAGTTCTACTGATGACAACCATATCGTGTTCTTCGTTGTACCCGTACTCCCATTTTTTATACTTGTTCTTTTTCTTTAAGACACTAGCTTTTATATGGTTAGGTACTACTCTGTATAAACTCTGCTTATACATTATTTAGATCTTCCTTCTGCAAAACCACCGAAAGCTTTTTTCTCTTTCTTTTCTTTTGGTTTCTCGTTTAATAATTCTTCTTCATCTTCAATACGTTTTAGTATTTCAAATGCATCGAAGATAGCAAGCTTTTTTGTAGCAGCTGCGTTTTTCAGTCTATCAGCAGAGATATCTTCTCCTCCGTCAACTATTGCCTCTTTAGCTACTTTGATCAGTTCTTGAACTGCCGCTTGCCCAGCTTGGATTATACTTAGTTTCGTTTCCTTCGTATTCATATTTAATTACAATATCATTTGATTTCATACAATACAACCTCTCGTTATCTACTACAAACTCAAATTCACCATTAGGTGTGTAACCAACTAGATCACCAGGATTGATTTCTATAGCTTCTAAGGAACTATTACCGTATTTAAGTATTCCTATAAGCTTTCTTTCTTTATCTGCCGTTAAATCGTCATTATCTACAATAGGATTTATAAAGCATCTATCACCAAAAGCGTTCCACTTACCATCTTGCTTATATAAATAAACTTGGTCTATATCGCAGAAAAACTTATCATCGATAAATTTTGATCTACTATCTTTTTGATTGCCTCTCATATCATAG